CCAAGTGGTTGCCCAAGGGAAACCAGACTGCGCTGGGATGTCTCTCAATTCTTGGCGGTATTTAGCCCATGCTTCCTTGTCAATTGGCGCATCAGCAACCTGTGTCCAATCGCAATCAATTAGTAGCTTGTCTCGAATTGCACGATCACGAGATGCTTGTTCTGCTGTTTTGGCTGCTGCAACTTCAGCATCCATTTGGGAGACAACATATTGTTGCAACCAAACGCCATCGATAAACACTGGATCAACTTCATCTCGTTGCTGCGTTGCAGGGTCAAAATAAGGTGGGTCAGTTAGTTTAAGTTTGGTCACACCAAAATAAACAGCTTGCTCTGGTGTCAGCTTTCGGGCTAAACAAAAGTTGTCCTCATCCCACTGGGTAGGCTCAACATCAAAAATGTGGCGTAAAAAAACACCATCTTTAGATTGAACATATTTCAACATTATTTAGACTCCTTGCGTTTGGCAGTGACTCGCACTACGGCTGCTTCATAGGCTTCTTCATCATCAATCTGAGAGCGCAAGGCATCCATGATTGCGGCAACAGAGTTCATCTGCTGCATAGTAGATGCAAGCCGTTCTGCTGTGGTGTTTTTAAATTCACCTTCTGGTGCAATAGACAACAGATATGCAAAGTTAATACGATCAAAGTCGTAATGAAAATACTCTACTTCACGACCATAAATAGCGTCTGCAATAGTGTCGTATTTATATTCGGGGCTTAGTTGTGTGTAGTTCATAATTTTATATTGCTATTGAAAACGCTACACCATTACCATTTCCTGTTGGAAGTGTTGCAGGGTTACTAAATTTAGTTCCAAAGCCAGAACCACTCCAAGGGTAAGCTGACACGAATGGTGTTGTAGTATGAGCAACCGCTATTGCAGTTCCTGCTGGATTAAAGGCTACTCCATTTCCGTCACTCGTAGGTAATGTTGCAGGATTAGTAAACTTAGTTCCGAACCCTGAACCACTCCAAGGATAGGCTGAAACACGGGGACTTGAAGCATGAGCAACTGCTATTGCATCACCCGCTGGATTAAATGCTGGCTCACTACCAATGCCTGTTGGAAGTGATGCAGGATTACTAAATTTAGTTCCAAATCCGCTACCAGACCAAGGGTAAGCAGATATAAATGGTGTATTTTGATGAGCAACGGCTATTGCAGTATCCGTTGGATTAAAAGCCACGCCATTACCACTACCTGTCGGAAGTGTTGCAGGATTAGTGAACTTAGTTCCGAAGCCGCTACCAGACCAAGGATAGACAGATATAAATGGAGTAGTGGCATGAGCTACTGCTATTGCATCACCCGCTGAAGTAAATGCTACGTTATTACCAGTGCTTGCTGGAAGTGTTGCAGGGTCAGCAAACTTAGTTCCAAAGCCACTACTAGACCAAGGATAAGCAGATATAAATGGTGTCGTAGTATGAGCAACCGCTATTGCATCGCCTGCTGAAGTAAACGCTACACCATTACCAGTACTTGCTGGCAGTGTTGCAGGGTCAGCGAACTTAGTTCCGAATCCAGTGCTTGAGAACGGATAAGCAGCAATAAATGGTGTAGTTGAAAGAGCAACTGCTATTGCATTACCTGCTGAAGTAAATGCTACGCCACCACCAGTACCCGCTGGAAGTGTTGCAGGGTCAGCGAACTTAGTTCCGAACCCTGAACTTGAAAATTTATAAGCTGAAATAAATGGTGTTGTAGGATGAGCTACTGCTATTGTTTCAATAGCATTTGCATCTCCTGTTTGATACAAATAGTTTGCCATCCATTTTGTTGCAGTGACTTTTATGCACATCAAAGTGTTATTTTGCAAAACACCTAGAGTTCCCGTTGTACCACCACCAAAAACAAGCGTATCTCCGCATGACACTTCAACAGAAGTTCCAGCATTTTCAACTGTGAACAAAACCACTGTGCCAATTGAAAACGCCACACTGCTGTTGGCGGGAATGGTGAAAGTTCTATTAGATGTATCAGAAGCAGGGTGAAAAATCTGCTTTCCAGCATCACCAATCACCAGTGTGTAGTCTGCTGATTGAATGTTTTGTGTATATTGAACCACACCACTACCACCACCACCAGCCGTTGAGATTGATTTTAACATTTGTCACTTCCTTAAAAAATGAATTCAATAATCGAATTGAATGGCGGTGCTTGTGAGAACGTGACATTACCACCACCAAGTGTATATGTGTTTTGATTTTGATACACGCCATTGATGTATATAAGACTTGGCAAAAAAGAAACGCCAAACACAGTTTGTGTGCCAGTGCCAGTTGCGTTGACAAAAAGATTACCAGCAGAGCCAGGAAACGCATTGCCGTTCAACGAGGTATAGATCACCGTGCCATTTTTATTCTGTACTTGAATGGAGTAATCGCTTGAGGTGTAGATGCGACTTGGAGTGCCTTGGTAAACAGGATAACCCCCACTTGTCCGAATGGGCTGAACAGCAGTGATGGTCAAAGCCGAGTCAAAATACGCCACAATCGGGTTAGTAATTGGGTTGAGATTCACCGTGCCAATCCAGATGTAACCATCCTCAAGCGGCTGTCCATCAGCATCTGCAAACGCTGGGTATGGCGGTTCTACTGATAGTGCGGACATTTATTTATTCTCCTGTTTACGGTTGCCCAGCTTTACGCTTGAGCAGCTCTTCCATTGCTTTGACTGCGTTCTCTTTGTTGATGCCACGCAATTCTTCAGCCTTTTCAGCTAACAATTCTACTGCACGCCTTGCCGCACCACCTCTTGCAATATCAACACCTGTCTGCATGGCTTCAGCAACTTGACCTTTTAACGAGGTCTGTGCAGCCGCCCCAAACATACGATCTAGTTCATTAACAAAGATAAGCTGATTCACGATGTCATCATCTAGCTTCATGCCGTATTTTGTAGCAGTCTGATTGGCTTGGTCAAGCGAATCAATCAGATTTGCCCGTGTGCCATAATTGCTTGTCAGCTTACGCATTGCTGTACCAAGTTGCTTATTTGCACTTGCCGAGTCAAAATCAATATTTGTGCCAGCAGCTTTTTGTAAATCATCCAACGCAGTTATGGTTTCTGAATACTTTGCATTGGCGGCCTTGTAATCAGGAAATGTATCGCCAAGAGTTGTATTGAGGTTACGCCTTAATGTCTTCAGTGTTCTTTCAGCTTGTGCTGTCAGTGGATTTGCAAGACTTCTTTTGCCAAAATCTACCTGTGTATCAATAAAACGCTTGGCTGTGTGGATGCCATAAGCATCAGGTGCTTTAACGGTGCTCAGACGCTCTAGAACCATGTTTAAGACACGTTGAGCCTGTCTGTCTCCCTGTATATCAGAACCTTGCAAATTGGCCTTAGCGACCCCGTTTGCGTCAAGTTCAACCTTTACGCCTAATGTATTCAAGTCATCAATAAAGGTATTGATCGCTGGGTCAAAGTCAACCTTTTTCCCACGCAGTTGGCTATTGGCAATTTTGTTAATATCAGCACCAGCTTGTTTATTGGCACTGGATAAAAACTGGATTCTTGAATCAACCGTGTCACCAAGAATATCGGCTGGTCTGTTTAAGGCACGAAACGCCTCACGTTTTTCGCCCATCTTAAAGATGTTAAGCATTTTGGTCATGGCCTGACGATCTTTGTCAGATGCCGCTTTGATGCTGGCAATCGTGCCATCTTTCCAGCCCTGCTTGATGGCATCCACGGCTTGGTTATCAGGAACGGCTTGTGTGCCTGACAGACGGTAATTAACCACCTCAATCGAGTCTGGGCTTTGCTGAATCTGCTTGCTTATATTTTGTTGCTCTTGTGGTGATATTTTTTCACCCACAGTCGCCTTAATACTTTGCACAGATTCTCTAATTGTTGGCTCAGTAGGCACTTCTTGACCAGCACGAAGTTGCTGAATCGTTGTTGGCTCAAGACGTTCACGGATTCCAGCACCCGCTGGGGCTACTTGTTTTGCGACTTGCTGAGTTATCGCTTTTACAGCCGATGGTATAGACGGGACAAAAGCACCACCCACGGTAGCCGCAATCTGCCCACCAGTTCCTGCGCCTGATTCTTTTGCTAATCCACCAGCCGCAGCAGCCGTTCCACCAGATAGCGTTTGAAGTGCTGGTGTGGTTGCCATCAATCGACCAACTTCACGGGCAACTGGCCCTGTTGCGGCAGTTTCTACAGCTTTACCCAAAGCAACACCGCCTAGACCTCCACTTGCACCAGCCGCTGTGGTCTGCATGATGCGTTCTGCCGCTGTGCGAGGTTGTGCTACACCAACACGGGTAAGCAAGTCTTCCATCGCATCAGTGGGTAATGTGTATTTTGTGCCGAATAAACTATTGACTGAACCAACAATCGGGTCGCCAAGTAAACCAGCTAGAGTCGCAGCCCCTGCCCCTGCAATAGCACCAGGAATTGCACCGACACCAGCAAATGGCGCACCCATCATTGCACCCAAAGTCGCACCAGCCGCAGGCAAAGCCAAGCCCCTTGTAGCCGCACCAGCAAGGCCAGTTGCAGTTGTAGCGGGTACTGCAACAGTGCCGCCTAATTGAGCCGCCAATGCCGCAAGGTCTTCTGTAGGTTTCTCTACTTGGGTTGCTTGACCTGTTGGGGTTAACCAAGCATTTAATGTTTCGTCAAAGTAAGAACCCGTTGGCTTTGCATCTGTTAATTTTGCCGACAATAATTGAAAGCCTGCTGGCGGTGTAATCGTGCTTGCTTTGGGACTTTCGGCAAAAATAGGTATGCCACCCGCAATATCTATACGAGCAGGCGTTTGAACCGTACCGCCTAATTGCTGTGCTAGTGCTTCAAGTTCTGTTGCCATTATTTAGTCCCTACGGCTCTTCGGTAGGCATCAGAATTTTTAAAAGTATCTGCAGCTGCCTTGTTTGGAAAATTGTAAGTAACCCCACCTACTGTTACATTCAATTCTCTTGCTGGCACATCACTTGGTGTAGCTGGCAATCCTGAACGGGCTGTGATACTAACTCTTGCCTTTTCCAACAATCTCACTGCTTCATCAACGTTTGCTATCAGTCGTTCTGGTGATTGTTTAAGTGATAAGTTCTGCAAAGATGCTTGAAGTTTATCGCCTTCTTTTTCAGTCAAATTACCAGTGCCTTTGATTTTTGGAATCTGAGCCAAAAATGCCTGTGAACCAAGAGTTTCCACCAATGCCTCAAAGTCGGAAACGTCTTGATTTGTGGTTGGAAGTCGTGATGCTATTGGGCCAGTTGCGGCATTGATAATATTTTTTGGTGTCTGCTTGATTCTTGTAGCAGTGTTAATAAAGTTGTCAATGTCTGCTGATTGAATGGCAAGAGTTGCTTTTTGATCTCTATCGGCTTGGTCTCTCTTTTCTTTTGCATCATCAATTTTTAGCTGTAATTCTTCACGCCTAAGTACGTTTGTCTCTTTTGCTTGAGCTGCATTCAGAGCTTTGATGCGGTTATCTTCTTTTGCAATTAAGATGTCTTCGTTAGTTTTGCGTAAAGTTGCGGCCTGCTGTTGCACTTCTAGGACAGATTTAGCTCTAACAAATTCAGATTCAACTATTGCTTTTGCAGCTTGTGCAGTTTTTAAATCAGCTTCAGCTTTTTGCATTGCTGGTGCATTTGTTGCTGTTTCTTTTGCTACTGTTGCATCTGCCACCGCTTTGTCAGCTTTAGCTACGGCTTCTTTTAATGTACTTGGCTGGAGGGATTCTGCCCTCTGAGTTGACAGTGCCTTGTCTGCGCTTTCGAGAAAATCCTTACCTCCAGGCAATCCAGCTAAAGTCAACGCAATCGTTGTCTGCGCCCCTGTTGGATTGAGCCTAATAAGATTTGAAAGGTCGTCATAAGCCTGCGCCTCTTTTTCTTTTCCAGAATTTCTAAGTGCTAAGGCTTGTTCCTTTAACTGCATTTCAGCAACTGGTAAATTTCCAGACTTGATAGCTGTGTAAATCTGTGTACCTTGCGTTAATGCAGTTTGCTGTTGCTCTTTAGTTTTTCTTTCAAAACCCTGCGTTACGATTGCCGCCTGATCTTTAGGTAAAAATGCCACTGCACGTTCATAATCTGCCGATGTTGCATTTGGATTGTTGAATAACGCTTTCAAGTCAGTTTGCGCCTTTTGCGCCTGATCTCTTACGGCTCTTGCCGCATCAATTTCAGCTATGCCTGCACCAAGTTTAAACCCACCGATTGCCGCCTCGAATGGGTTTTGCACATCAACTGCGTAGTTAATTGGGGCTTGGAATGGATTAATGGTTGCCATGTTTTATCCCTTTAGAACCCAAGACCTACGGCAGACTTACCGCCTGAGCCATATTGGAAACCCAACATTTGTGCTGGCAGATTAAATAGCTGACCATAAGCCTTTGCCTCACCAAGTTCGCCACCAGCTTGGGCTGCGCCCTGTTGAGCTAACAAATTGGAAACATTCGTTCCAGTAGCTATGCCTTGTGCGCCTACGCCTGCGGCAGATGCTTGACCAATTTTTAACAAATTAGCCTGTGTTTCACGCCCAATATCTGAGAAACCACCAAGCCTTCCGTATTGGCGCTCAATTTCCTGTTCCAACATTTGTGGTCTAAATTGAGCCAATGCCGCTTGGATATTGCCACCACGTAATCCACCTGTGGCAGATGCACGTTGTAATAATGCTTCTTCACCAGACCGCACTCTGGCTTGAAAGCCACCGCCTTGCTCAATTTCGGCAATCGCTGCTGCCTGTCTCTCAGGGCCAAGAACACCCGCTAATGCTTGTTGTTGTTCAAAGGCTTTCGGCCCTGCTTCAGCGTATGCTTGGTAACCAGTCATCGCTGGCACACCAATATCCACATACGGTTTTAATATGGTTTGTAAAGCATCAAACTGCCTACGCTGTTCTTCAATGCCTTTTTGAGCCGCTTCGCCTTGGATGCCTGCGGCTTCGCCAGCGGCACTGGCTTGCATTGAACTTCCGATAAGTTGGCTTCCACCAACGACTAGGGCTGTTACTGGATCAGGCATCGCCAAACTCCTTCATATAATCTTCAAAAGTCTCGCCATACAAAGCCATCACATGATGACCATGCACAGTGGCAAAACCAGCCCCATGCACCAGCGAAACCACCATCAAAACCAAATCATAATATCCAGCACGCCACATGAATGACTTGGCATCTGCACGCTTATTGCGCTCTGCCGTATCTGAGGCTTGCCACTTGAGAATCATTGTCGCCAGCAAAGGCGTTAAATGGGTGCTGTTGGCGATAAAAAATGTATTCTGGTGCATACCCACCAATGTGTTCCAAATGGTCGCATTGAGGTCTTTACGATCTACTGCATCGCCATCCGCTACATCATCAAAGACTTGGATTGCGTCATAGACCATTATCAGCCACTCAATGGCTGGTTGGGGTAGCATAAAAACCTTATTCAGGTTCTCTCGCAATCCATCAGTCATGCACAACTCCTAATAAGGGCAGGCCGCTGGATGCCAGAACTCAGCGGCTTGATTTTCGCACAAATTGACAAAAGGTCAATCTTCTTCTTCTTCGTCTTCCCAAGCCTGACAAACCCGCATATCGTTGCAGATAAAATTAAGTTTCATGCAGTGACCCCTATAACCTGCGCCCTTGTCATAAGCCGCCATTGGGATGCGTTCGATTTTGACTTGGGTCATAAAGGTATTGTCGTAATAGCCGCAGTTTGAACAGTGTTTGCGCCTTGCGTCTTTTTCATCGCATTGCATCGCATCTGCCAACCCTACGTAGAACTCCTTATTTGCGCCAGCTTCATTGGTTGGCATTTCAGGGCCATAGTTCCAATCAGCCACCGCAACGGCATAGTTCTTTTTATTCTCTGCCGTGGTCAAGAACCCCTCATCCATTGGGAGGCCAGTAAAGCCTCGGGGAATCATCATAAATTCTTTCATGCTGTGCTCCTTAAGTAATTTCACGGCCTGATGCCCGAATGGTCAGGGATGTTGCTGCCCCTGCGATTGTGGAAATAAACCCACCTACGTCTAGTGCTTGCCCAACTAATTCAGGACAAGTGTAAGTTTCATCAGGAACAAGACTTCGTGAATCTACAATCAAGTTAGATGCACCCGCAGAGCCTCCAGTTGTTACCAAGTTGCAACTGAAAGTCACATTGTTTGCGCTGGTATTGGTCACCGTGAACTTGTCAATGATTGCCTTGACATTCGTTGCGGTGTATTGGGTGGTCTGTGCGTTCTCTGCCTGTTTTGCAGGGATAAGCACTTTGATGATAACGGTCATAGTACACCTTCAATGTTGTTGTTGACTGTCAAAATTATGGACGGAATTGCTGGAACTGGTGCAGTTGCTGGCACTGCCAAAACTTCAACGCTTAAATCAGTGACTGAAAACATTATTTCAACATAGTCGTTAGCTTTAAGGTCTAAAAATAAATTGTAAGCTGAAAAAATCTCTGCGTTGTTGCCTTGAATGCGAATAAACCCTGCGCTGTTAGAAACATTTACACCATTTAGTCTAAACCAAATATAAAACTCAGCAGTACCCCCAGATGTTTTGTCGATTTGAAAGCTAAGAGCAAAGTTATATAAGCCCTCGCTATCAACAACAATTCTTGATGTTGGGCTTCCAATAAATACACCTTGACTTAAATCAGTAGTATTAAATGTGATAGCTTTAGCCGTGTTGATTGTTGTGGCTGTCTGTGTAGTGGTGTCGTAAAACGACCCATATCTTGCTCGTTTAAATTCCCTTGGCGGTGGGGTCATTTGCAAACCTTCAACAGCTTTAGTCAGTTTATCTAGCAGTGCCAACGCCTGATTTGCTTTGTTCTCAGCCAAAGCGCAGTTAATTGCTGATTCTTGTGCTAAAGCTGCAAGTTGAGCCAGCGCACTATTGGCAGTTGCCGCAGCATTATCTGCTTGAAACTTA